GCTCTTCTTCTACAGTTTTATTTTTCAAATTTTGAGTAGCAATATAGATAGAAAGTTCACTTTTCATAAGCTCAATTTCTTTATTTACCCTTTTTTCGTTAGCTTGAATAGCATCTTCTTGTGCTTTTTTAGCATCTTCTTGTGCTTTTTGCTCCTTTTTTTCTGCATTTTCTGCTAATTTATCCTTTTGGTTCATCGCTTTTTCTTCAACTCTGGAAGATTCTTCTATAATTCCATAGCGTTCTGTTTCCTTTTTTCTTAAATCATCAATATCCTCTTGTCTTATGCCGTACTTATCTCTTATTAATTGTGCATAACGAGAATTTCCTTTAGCAAGTTGAACCATATCCTCTTCTGAAATCTCTTTTCCTTCAGCTAATTTCAAACGAGCTGCTGCAATCTCTCTATTATTTTGCTTTAACTTTTCATCTACATTCTCTTTTTCTTTTGAAATAGCCTTATCAAGCAATGCGATACGCTCCTCTTCTGATAATGTACGGTTTTTTGCCTGAACTAGATACTTAGTTATCTCGGCTTGTGCTTTAGCTGTTGATAATTCTAATTCTCTTCCAGCTTTAGTTATCTCTCTTTGAGCAACGGCTAACTTCATAGCCTCATCAGCTGCTTTTGATGCTTCACTTCCAAAACTAGAAAACACTTCTCCTAATGACTTGGTACCAGTCACTAATGCAAATACACTAGTTTTCACAACTTCAAACACAGCGCCTAAAGCCGCCATAGCATCTTTAATTGGATTGATTACAGGGGCAAAGTTTTTAAATATGTCATAAAGTAAAGTAGCCACTATGACAATAGCTGCTATGATAGCTCCAATTGGTGTTGCTATGAATTCCCAAGCTGCAACTGTAGCTCCTTTAACTCCAGTCATTATGCCTTTAAAACTTTCTGTTAGTAACTTTCCGGTTCCTCCAGCTGATTGACTTCTTTCTATGAATCCACTTAACCCACCATTGAAAGGATTTAACTCAGCTAAAGCTCCCTTGAGAGAATCTTTATAATTACCAATGTTCATCTTTTGCTTTTCAGTCTCAGAAGAGTTTGCTTTGATGTACTCGGTGTTTTTATCCAACTTAACATTAATTTCTTCAATAGCAGCTCTACCTTCTTGCGTTGAAGTCGTGATTTGCTTTTTAATGATATTAAGCTTCGTGTTTTGATTTGTTGCTTCATAAACCGACTTAGCTTCTTTTTGAAGTTCATCGTTTAAACCAGCAACTCCAGTAACAGCTTCTGATAGTACCTTTTTATTAGTAGAATATTCGGTATTTAGTTGTTTCAAAGCAGCATCATTCTCAATGAATTTTCTACTTTGCTCATCAGAAGCAGTTGTCAATCCATTAGTTGAAGTTTGTAAATCCTTTTGTTCCGATTTTAATTGAGCAATTTGCTGGATAAGTTTTGTATTACTCTCCTGCAATGCTTTTGTATTTATTTGCAACTCTGCAATTACTATTTCCTTTTGTTCCGATTTTAATTGAGCAATTTGCTGGATAAGTTTTGTATTACTCTCCTGCAATGCTTTTGTATTTATTTGCAACTCTGCAATTACTATTTGGTCTGCCATGATATTATGATGTAACTGTGTTAGACGTTATTCCCAATGCTGATAATGTTATACTCCAAACGGCAGCACCTCCGCTTAATCCAATATTTGCAACCGTAAGGTCAATATAGCCGTTTTGAGTAGCAAAATAGAAGTCATTTGTAAATGGTGCTCCAATATTGAAAGCAGTTGATACCAAGTGCATTATTCCAGAAGTCAAATCACTTGTATAATGTACTCGGATATTTCGAGTACCTCCAACTATTGATAAAGTTTCAACACTTGTTATTGTCAATGTAGTTATAGTTGGTGTTGGTGGAACGAATGAACAAACCCCATAGTTGTTTGCCGAAACTAAGTTTGAATTTATTCCGCCAACAGATAAAATAAAGCTCCACATTCCACCATCTGGAACAGTTACTGTTATTGAATTAGTCGTAGCGCTGATGACAGAATCATAGTAGTCAGTAGCTGGATTAGGCAAAACTATAAATGCTTTTGTTCCACTTATTGTTATGATGGCAGGAAGTATAGCATCAGTATCAAATGTGATTACCATATCACAACCGCTAACTTCTATATTTGTGATTGTGATAAATGTGGCTATTGGTGGAATTACGAATGTCTTTTTATAATCAACTTCAATCACTTCACACTTTGTAATCTTACCTTTAATAAAACTAGTAATCTTGTTGACTAGATAGTAAGATGCTAATTGATCTACGTAAATCAACTTCTTAAATGTGAACTTCTCAATATCTGCTAGCTTCAGATAGAAATATCCGTCAATGATTTTTGACTTATCTAAGATGCTCTCGATGGCTCCGTAATTATCGATTATTATTTCTGAAAACTTCAATCTATCATAGGTTGCAAATCCAATATTTGTAACAGCCTGTTGAGTGTTTAGTGATTCAGAAGCTATTATTGTCGAAGCAACCGGAACCATTTCAAAACGTAGAAAATAATATCGGCCGCTTAGGTCTTTATACTTGATAGTACTATCATCTTGCAACTCTTTCTCCCAAATTTTAAATACACGAACTTGCCTGTTAAGCATTTCAACTGTGTCTAATTCTGGTGTGTAGATATTTGATGTAATTACATCGGTTGAATCTTCTAAATTAGCATCATTTATTGCGATGTAGCCATCATTATAAGTTTCATTGTCTGTGTTGTACTTATACTTGAAATTATTTTGTTTAGCATAACTTCCTATTGTATATTTTTCAACATCCTTATATTGGAATTTGTCGCTCCAATCTTCTATATTGTTTGACCGGAGTATCTCATCCATTGTTAAGAACTCAATGTGATTTGTATATTTATCTTTGAATGCTGTTATTCCTGCTTGTTGTATAATCTCATTGACAAAGTCAGTAACTTTAAAATCAACTAATGCTTGTTCAAAGTTAGCTTCGAATCCATCAATTCTATTGAGTTCCCAATCAAAAGTTAATCCCGAGATAGTAAGTTCAGGGTCTGTTATAATAAATCCAATTTTATCTCCAACATTACAAGTAAAAAGTTTTGTTTTGAAAGTTCCTGTAGGGTCTGCTACAACCGTACCTGATTCAACAACGGTATTTGTAGAATCCCTTCTAATGTACATTGCATTTACTGTCAATGGAATATCAATGGAATATGTTCCAGCAGTCAGAATGTTTATGTAATTATGATCATATACATATCCTCCTCCAGTTATAGCTGTTGATGCAAGGTTATTTGTAACAGATGCCTCTGGAGTTACGAAGTTCTCTCTTGGTAATGTTGCTAAATAGTAAGTATGCCAGCCTCCAACACCTGGACCAACTTCATTAATATTCCAAGCAACTGAAGACCTAGGATAACAACTACCAGCGTGAAGCAATATTCTGTGCGGCACTAAAGTTGGTACTGGCTTCGGGAATGTCATAAACAAATTCAAAAACTTTTGATTTGTAAAGGATAACAACTACCAGCGTGAAGCAATATTCTGTGCGGCACTAAAGTTGGTACTGGCTTCGGGAATGTCATAAACAAATTCAAAAACTTTTGATTTGTAAAGTAAGAACCTGAATAAGTGAAACCAGCAAAAGCAAATACCTGATTCCAAATGTAACTCACCCTCGCTGATGGCACTTGATAATCTGTATTAATTTCAATATCTGTCCCTCCAGTAGTAGTAAATTTATTCTTTCCGTTGTAGTCTGATATCGCATAGATATATGGCATTGTATTGCTCCAACTCGCAACTATGTTATCAATACTTTTTGCATGGTTCAATCCAGCGATACCTACATCGGTTAAAGTTTTATTTTCGATAGTTCGGTAAAAGTCAATGATACCATCGTAAACATTTATCTCATATCCTTTTTTGGAAGTTTGAAAGTTCGCCCAACCTTTATAGATTAGATGTTTTCCTGTATCAGCATCAATCAAATCAAAGACATTCTTTTGATATGGCATATTAGATTGATTACCGACAGAATACACAAACTCCATAGCTCGTTTATTGTTCGCTGTAAATGGAACTGTAAACTTGTGTGTGAAGTTTGATTGTCGATTATCAAGACGTGCCAAATCATTTACCTGTTTAGTGTAGGCAATGATACTAGTGTCTGAAAGTTCCAACTGATGACCATTTATGTAAGCAAGGTAACTCATATCGTGCGTGTGGTTCTTATTGGTAAATCAATTTCTAACTGAATGTTAATGAAGTTATATTTTACATCTTGAATTTTCACAGCTTTATCTTTTACATTTACTTCCTGCCAATTATTGAAACTACTAATTGTGTTAGGTTCTCCTGTGAATAGATAAACTTTAGGGCTTTCAAACAAATCAACTAACATTATCATGTCAATTTCACTAACATCATCATTCAAAGAAATAGATTTCTTGCTGGTAACTCCAATATTCACAGTTTGGCTTATTGTATCCTCTACATTATTGAAATCATTATTAATTTCACCAAGTCCTTTAGGCGTTATAGTTTTTTTACCTCTATCAAACAACCAATAGTTCCAACCTCCATATCTGTTAATCCATTTTATATAATGTTTATCGTTGCAATTTGGTATTATCTTTTCAATAGATAATGGAAAGTTTATACCGCCGTTTAAATTCAATGCTAAATCTGAAACTCCATTGTTTATTACAAATGGTATTAAATCAAATCCGTTTGTAATTACAACTCTTGAAAACAGATAGTTTTGTAAACCAACTCCAGTCTCATAGTCATTCTCATTTACAATGCTTAAGTTCGTTGGATTAGGATTGTAAAAAGTAAAGTCAAAAGGATATCCCTCCCAATATTTCAATACTGGTTTAATATCCCAATTATTTGGTGTTAATATGAAAGGATTATTAGTTGGCAAAACTTCAATAGAATCCAGTTGACAATATGCGGAAAGCCATTTTGTGTTTAAAATAATTGTTTCAAAAGATGTGTCCTCGAAAATTATCTTTACTGTGATTGCATTATTTAAATAGATTTTAGGAGTCCAATTATAACTCCAATAACCTACAGGTACAACCATATCATCTTTAAAATTATCAGAGTTAATAATTGCAGAGATATAATCTTTGAAATTAAAATAAAAATCTCCACTTGGATTAGGATATAAAACTACAGATACACCTAAACCAATTATTTCGGCTGTAGCTGGTATCAATGCACTATTCGAATTAAATCGAATGATATTATTATTGTAAGCAAACAATAGTTTGTTCTGTGAAATTGCTTTTGTAAATTGAATTGCCATTATGCAGCTGCTTTTAATTGTTCTATTAATCCGTTTGTGATAAATGCTACGTTTATTTCTCTAACCTTATCAATTATGCTTTGTATTCTTCCAGGTGTGAAAACTGAACTTACTAAATCAGTACCTCCATCTTTAAAATATTTTGTTCCTTCCTTTGCTATTTTACGTGCTATCAAAAAAGCTAATGAGCTTATTTTAATTTGTTTTCCAATTCCAGCAATTCCTTTATCTAATATCCATTGTTCTATTGCTTTTATTGGCGGGAACTTGCCGGGCTTTCTTCCAAAAACTAATTGCTCGGTATAATTTTCTCCATAAATACTTGCTACAATTAAATCACCACTATCACTAACATCAATATTTAATGAGTTTTGCCAATTTCCAGAAGCTTTCATTTTAAGTTGATTGTGTTTAGCTATCAAATCTTTTTTAAGAGCTTCGAATTCTATTGCAAGTATTTCATGTGTTGTCATAAGAATTGAGTTATAGTAAAATTTACTAATACACCATCGAAATTATCATCAAACAAATTAATGATATCGCTCTGTTCTGCTTTTGTTATCTCAATAGTTCCATCACACTCCAGTGCATTTTTAAAATCATTTTCTAAATAAGTTTTCTTTGGAAGAATATATTTTTTATACTTACCATTATCAGGATTAACTTCTTGTTGTCCATCATATACTTCATCTAAATCAGATTTTGAAAGCAACATAAAATAACCAGTACTTATCTTTTTAGTTGGCATCTGACTTGTATCTGTTCTGATTGGGTCTAAAAAGAAATACCACTTTGGATCATTCTCACTCGATGCTTCAGCTAAATTCTGAAAGTCTCTCCTTCCATAATCAAACACCCAACCTATCGATTCTGTTTTTGCTCTTAATATTTCAACTAAATCACTCATTACTTACTGGTTTATTTAATTCAATGTATCTTTTGTTAATATCACTTGAAATCTTTTGATGTAGAATTAAAGAAAATACTATTTCATAATTCCAGTTCTCAATTTCCTGTGGAGCTTTTCCAAACTTTTCACCTAACGCTATCAAAGTGTTCATTTCTCCAAATATGTTCAAGTCATCAATACCTGCATCTTTTAATTTAGAATCAGGAGGAGATGATAAACTTTGAACTTCTCTATCATAGACATTTTGAACCTCCTCTTTAATCCAATTTAGTGAATGGTAAAACTTAACCACGTCTATCTTATGTATTTCTTTTTCTTCTACTCCAAAAATGGTTTTGAATATTTCAATGATGTTCTGGTAGCTTGGTTCTTGCAAACACATTTTAATTGTTGCCACTTCTCCGAAAGTTAAATCAGTTATAGATTCAATTTTATTTTTGCCTTTGATTGGAATTGCTTCCAAATACTGCAGCACATTATGATACTCTTCAAACTTTTCATTTTGAAGTTGAAACAATTGCTTGAAAGTTATTTTTTGCAAACTCATGAAGTATAAATTTTAAATGATTTGCTTCTTTTAGTTTTGAATTGATGCCAAGCACAGTATCCTCCTGAATCAGTAACGTGGTCAAGTCCGCTCGTTTTATCAGGGATGCCATTCTTATAAGTTAATTGCTCTAAAGCTTCTGTGTAAGATGGGCACTTGTCAGTATTTACAAAGTAGGTAGTCACATTCTTATTATCACAAAAAGCAATATTCATGGTTGTAATACGATCCTTTACTGATGGATTACTTTCGTCTACTATTACTTTGAATTTATACTTTTTGATAATCTCAATATCTGTATCGGAGCTTGATGTTTTACGACTATCACCACTAGCATCAGGATAAATATTTATTTGATGGTTAGGGTATTCTTTTTTAATTAACTCACACATCTCAACAGTATCATAAGCATTCACAAATTCATCAACAGCATGTAACTTACCATTATCTACTACATGAATTACTGCACTCATTTTGGTAACATTAAAGTCCATTCCAATATGCAATACATCTCTTGGTTGAATTTCTCTATTGGTGTGATTTACTAAACGGTTAAACTTATGATAAACACTACCCGATGTTAAGTTAACAAACTCTCCATTCAAATAAGCTTCGAGTTGTTGCTCTGTGTAACTCATTTCAAGAGTTTCAATATAACTATCAGATATGAACGGATTGTTTTTTGTCTTGGCACGAATCAATTTCTTTTTTTCGTGTGGCTTTTTAACAAAGAAGTCGTAAAGAAACTTGAATCCTTCGGGTGTTGAAACAAAATCTAAACAATTTGGTTTACCATCAGGTAACGGAATACTTAATCTAGCAACAACTTTTATAAATACATTATTCATGTGAGGAGTTGGAAGTACATCAGCTTCATCAATCAAACTGTATCCTACTTCATAACCAATAATGGTATCAGGATTATCCATTGACCGTAATATGATACGACCATAAGAAGTAACAAACTCGTGGTCTGTTTTATTTAGCGTATAGTTGATTCCATGTGCGTCTAAAAAACTTGAAAACTTTAGATAAGCAATATCTTTAATCAAACCATAAGTAGGCAGGTAATATGCAACATCAATACCTGGGTATTTTAATTTTTTCATACAGGTTTTAATAACACCAGCTTGTGATTTACCCGAACGGAATCCTCCAACGATTCCAGTATGAACGAATTCGCTTTCGATAAATTCCGCTTGATGTTCGAGCAGTTGCATTTATTCCTTGTTTTTAATTATTGTAAACTCTATCGGTTTGATTTCAGCATCGATAGTAATATCTTTTTTATCAATCAATCCTAAATCTCTTGCTATAATATTTGAGTTAAAAGCTCCTACAACTGCACCCTCAAACTTTTGAGTGTAGATAATAGTTTCAACTTGACTTATGACGTCCGAAAAATCTTTGTAGTCATCTTTATTTTTATAATCATTCCAAGTAGATTTTCCAATTCCTAAAAAGATGTAAAGTCCAGTTATCGTATATGGTGTGTCTGTTGGAACTAAAACTTTTTTCAATGGAGTTCCTTTGAACTCTATTTTATTCCATTTCCTTTTATCAGTTGCTTCAAAATATTCAATACAAGCATCCCAAAGCATTTCAGGAGTAGAGAATATCTTATCTCTGCCATGCTTTGCTCTCATTTTCCACCATTGATTATTTTTAGTCGCTGCCATATTATTTTTTTGTCTCCACCGTCGGAACTATGTTAACTTAACTATTGATTTTACTAGGATTTTCTTTTTTTCTTTTTTGGCGTTAAGTGTGTCATTTTATTTCTTTTCTTTTGCCATTTCAGTTTTACTGATTTAGCAACTTTTTGAAAATCTCTAGCTTCTCTTTCTAGCTCTGCGATATTTTTACTTACCATTTTTTTTAAGTCGGTTAATCGTTACACACTTACTATTGCATTATTATATGCTTTATGTGAAAGTTCCTTAGAATCATGTAGTCCTAAATACTTATGCTTTCCATCTATAAATGCTTGAGCTTTGAATTTATTCCCGTGTTTGTAAACTCCTAAAACTCCTGATTCATTAACCTTATCTTTTGAAGTATTTTTCCTTTGTGTAATCAGTTGTAGATTATTTAGTTTATTATTCAATTTATCATTATCAATATGGTCAACTACTAAATTAGAATTTGAAGTATGATTTAAAAACATTTCAGCAACTAGAATATGAGTTTTTTTAGTTATTTTAACCCCTAATTTATGTAATCCAATAGTCATATACCCATGACTATTTTTAGTTTGTTTTAATACTTTTTCTTTTTTACTTTTATTATTTCCTAAACTTTTTATGTTTCCTAAATTAGATATTTCATAATTTTCAAAATCTAATATCTTTTTCCAAATTTCCATTTTAGCATTTTTTTTAATAATTAATTAAAGTTTAAAACTTTGTCAAATTTAATCATTTATAATTAATTGATAATATAATATATTATTATCAAACAATATCAAAAGCCACTCAAGTAAATGAATGGCTTTTGATATTGTTTTATTTTTTTTTAACAACTTTCCCGATTTCGCTTTATTCCTAATTTGGATATATTGGCATCATGGTCGAATAGATAATTAGAATTTAGCTTTTCCCTGTACTGTTTATTTAAGCTAAAGTTTCTCTGACTATTCCATCCTACATCTATGATGATTGCATAATGATTAGGATTAGCGTTTGTCTTTAATGCTGAGACTTTCACTCCAGCTGTTGTTATAATTTCATTTACTACCAATGCAGTGAATGAGTAATCTTGTACGTTTGCTACAATACAATAGTCCGTGACTTTTGTAATTGTGATTTTTGATTTCTGTCCCGTCAATGGAGTACTTGCCATCGACGTCAAACTAATCATCCCGATTAGTAAGATAAAGAACATTTTGAATTGCTTCATTTTTTTTTCTTGAGTTTTACCTCTTAATAGATTTCAAATATAGTAATATTTTATATTACTCTTTAAATTATTTTACTATTTCAAAAGTTCCGTACTGGTATACTCCTATAATTCCATCTGGGAAATTAATTGTAACATCTGCATTCTCTTCATCAATAACTTTAACATTAGTTATAGTCCCGACTTCACCTCGTTTATTAAATGGATCAGTTGTTAGGAATCTATCAATTATTACTTTTTTACCTTTTAGATTTTTCATATTCTTATTTTTTGTTATTCAAAGTAACCGCTCTTTGTCTCAAGGTGCAAGGACTATTAAAACATTAGCTTTTCTTTAGCTCTTGCTCTTTTAGATATTGAATTGCTTTATTCGTATGCTCATCAATAGCTATTTCAATCATTCTAATTTTTGATGCTAATTCACTTCTATATTGTTGAAGCAATTGAAGTTTTAATTTAGGGTTTGATTCGATAACTTTTGACATCAATTCTCCAAATACTGTAAAACTTATTAAGTCAAATTCATTTCCATATTGGTCTGCGTTGAAGCATTTGAAAGTACCAGCTATGAATGATTGTTTATTTCTATAATTTTTTGATATCTCATTTGATATAAAATTATTAACTTCAACACTATGCTTCTTGTAGTCATTTAGATTTTTAAGAAGTTGCTGTTTTTTTTCTTCGAAATCGTTTAGACTATACATGGTTAGGTAATTTTTTATAACATCTATTTGAACATACAATAGGTTCTGTTGGTTGTCCCATACACCCGCAGTCTTTTCCCGTACAGCAGTATTTTGGTTCTTCTCCTTTGAATTCTTTACCGCATACCATACAATTGACATCTACTAATTTTTTAATAACTAAATTATCATCATCATCAAAGTCATGGCATTCTGGACAATAATGTTTATCTCCGTCTGTATGCCAACCATCTTCAGAAGCATGTTCTTTAACATCTGATTCAAGCATAAAAATAGTATATCCTGTATTCTCATCTGTGAAATCAGCTCCACAGTTATCGCATTCACATACGAATGCATTAATTTTTGTTATCATAATTTATTTAAGTTTTTTTGTCTCCAGCCTGTGGAGGATGTTAACTCAACTATTGATTTTGTTGAGGTTTTAGGTTTTCAATATTTTTTCTAAATCGGTGTATAATTCCAAATAATTCATTGCGGTGTATCGTAGAACCTTCCAACCTTGAGTAACTGCCAAATTAT